TTTTCTGCTAAATCCTCTGCAACAAGTTGCGCATTATATTTTCTATCTCCTCTTACAAATCCTGGTGAAACATTGTCGATTGCATCCTTAACCATTTTTTTATTTTTTATTCTAGCAATACCCTCTTTGTTGCCTTTGTCTAATCTTGCTTTAATTTGTGCATCTGTTTCAGCTTGTTTACCTCCCATAATTTTAGATCTTGGATCTATTTCTTTACCTTCCATGTCCATAATCTTTGCAGATTTTGTAGCTGTAATTCCTTCTTGAACTGCTGGTCTAGACTCTATCATCTTAACAGCATTCTCTACTTGATTAGCATTTTTTAAAGTAGTTGGGTCAATGCCTGCTTGCATCAAACGTTGTGCTAGGACTTGAACATTTAATTCTATAAGATCTTTATTAGGTAAAGTTTGCATAACACCTTTAGGTGCATCTTTTAAAACCTCTCTCAGTATATATTGTTGTAATGCTCTTAATGCTCTAATTGCCATTAGTAATAATTCCTTTTACGTTGCTCGACCTTTTCGTCGATATAATCTTCAGGGTGACCGATCAGACCGCCCTGTCTGAATCGCATGATGGCTTGTGTTGTTGAATCGACCAAGTCATCATGATCCCCGTATGGAAACGCAGCGCACTCTTCAATGACGTCGTCTGCAAATTTCTGCTCAGGTGCCCATATCATACCAGATTCAAACAGAGGTGCAACAG